GTTTTTTTCTTTATATCTTCTATTTCTTTCCAATAGTTTTTCTTTATTATTCTCTGCATATTTTTTAACTTGTGATTTTATAATATCTTTATCTCTTTGATATCCATCTTTTTCGATGATACTTTTAAAAACTAAGGGTGTAAACTCAATTTAAAAAAACTTATGCTACAATTTTAAAATAATTGGTGTAGTTTACACCTATTGAGGATTAAAAATGAAAAGAGATTTTGAAAAAGATATTGAACTTTTATTTTCAGATAAAATAAAAAATGATGATGAATTTTGTAAGGAGCTATGGAGTGCTTTAGCTAATGTAGAATGGATAAATAATGATAGTTCTATTTTCTCCGTTAGTTTTAGATATGCTGGGGCTTTAATTGCAGATATTAGAGGAAGTGGTAGCTATATGGATTGGTATTGCAGTGGTGAATATGCAAAAGTTTCTGAACATATAGAAAGTGAACTTAATAAGCTTGGCTGGAATTATACTATATTAAAATAAAAGGATTAAAATGAAAAATAAAATAATCACAGAAGACGAAGACTTCAAAGGTCAATATAATTTAGTAAGTATAAGAATTGAAATAAAAAAAGATACGGTTGATATTGAAGATACTTCTTCGGGTGTATATGGTGAAGAACACAACAAACAAGATTTTATTAAAACCTTGAGAGAATTTGCTGATTTTTTAGAAGAAACAATATAAGGAAAAGGTTAAAAATGCAACACGATGAACAAAATGGATACCTAGCAAATTGGGATGAAGGTGTAAGAAAATATGAACAGCAAAAAAGAGAAAAAGAATTAAGAGATGCAAAGGATACAAATAAAATGCAAAATCTAATGATTAATAAAACAAGTTTTGGAGAAGTAGAAAAAATAAATTCTCATTTTCATTATGATGAATATGTTTTAAAACATAATAAAGAACACTTCGACTATTTTTTAGATAAAAATTTAGACTTAAAAGAAAAAAACATAGTATTACAATACAGAGATGACCTTTTAATGTTTAAAGGAATTATTACGGGGTTTAATGAAGTTGAGGGAATATGGTATATCAATATCAATAGAACTAGTGATATTGAAGAAATAAGGATTATTAAATGAAAACAAAAATTTTAGATGGAATGATTGACTGTAAAGTAAAAGAGTTTTATATTGATGTTTTAGATGATAATTTCAATATTAGCGATAAATATGCTTCATTTATTGAAGATGTAAATATTACCAAATGGGAAGAAATTTATAAAAATATAAAAATAAAATATGAAATAAAAGGATGTGGCATTCATAAAGCTTTATTTATTAAGATGGAGTTTTAATATGGAAGTTAAAGATTTTATAAAATGGATTACTGAAAATAATATCAGTTTCAAAACTGATATTACATCAACAAGAAAAGTGGAAACTATGTACGATAAAGGTTTTATTCCAGCTACTTATAAAGAATATGAGTTTTTTGAAAGTTATAAAGACATTAGACCATTTGAACATAGTTTTACTATTTTATATAAAAATATAGAGTATAAAATAGAATTTACAGATAATGGAGATGATTTATTGACTCAATGCAAGAATGAAATAGAAAAAGCAATTAAAAACTAATGTACCTAAATCCTCACGAATCAATGCAACTCCTACAAATAACAACGCGTCAAGGGTTACATAAGATAGTTAAAAATCATAATATAACTGTTAAATCACAAGGAGCTGGAAAACCTAACCTATATCTAAAAACAGATTTAGAAAGATATAAAAAAGATAATGCTAAAAATATAGAAAAAAAGAAAAACCCACAAGTGATAGAAAAAGCTGAAAAGATTGTAAAAGATATTAAAGAGAAAAAAGTTAAAAATAAAAAGCTTAAAGTTGAAGTTAAAAAAGATTTAAAAATAATTAGCGAAGATATAGAAGATTATAATCTTTTCGATGATGAAGACATAATCAAACCACCACTACTAGACACAAAAGATTTTACAATGTCAGATTTATTAAATGAAATTGGTCAAGATGAATTTAATCGAGTCGTAGAGCTTTTAAAAGAGAATGGCACTTATAAAGAGCAAGATAGAGCGTTAGTCTTGACTTATGCAGTTTCTTATCAGAATTGGGTATTTGCAACAGTTGCAAGTGCAAAACAAGACAATACAACTACTGATAGTTTTGGTAATTTAAAATTACATCCATATTTTATGGTGCTTGACAAGTGTTTATCTCAAATGACAAAAATTGCTAATATGCTAGGAATTGGAATTCGTTCAAGAATTGGATTAGAGATTAAACAAGAGAAGAAAGAATCAATTTTTGATATATTAAATAGTAAAGAGAGTTTTGAAGAATGATATGCTATAATACCCTTGTTATTGATTTAGTTGAGAGATACAATCCCTCAGCTATCTCTCTACTAAATTAATGAGCTGAGGGGCTTCAATGGAATATACTACTAAAATATGCACTAAGTGCAACTGCGAGAAAGAATTAACTGAGTTCAATAAAAGTAACAGAACAAAAGATGGTAAAAATCATCATTGTAAAGAGTGTATTAAAAATTATATGAATAGTAAAATAGATAAATATAAAGATAATCAAAAAAAATACTACGAGGAAAATAAAGAACAAATTTCACAACAAAAAAAAGAAAGATATCAAAGAGATAAAGATATTATAAAATCACAAGTTAAAAAATATGCAGAGAATAATAAAGAAAAACTATTGGAAAGAAATAGAAGATATAGAGAAAAAAACAAAGAAACAATAGCATTAAAGCAAAAAAAATACCAAAGAGAAAGATATTTACAAAAAACTAAAGAAATTCTTGAAAGAAATAGAAAGTATAGATTAAATAATTTAGGAAAAACTAAAGAATATAGTAAAAATTATAGAAAAACAGACAAAGGCAAAGCTATACAAAGAAATGCACACTCACTTAGAAGAACAAGAAGAGAAGAAGGAGATGTAACTACTAATGAAATGATAGAACTACAAAAAACAAAAATATGCTATTGGTGCAATTGTAAAATAAAAGAAAATGATTTAAATATTGACCATTATATACCCATATCAAAAGGTGGAAAGCACACTATTAGCAACCTTGTTGCATCTTGTAGCAAATGTAATTTAGATAAAAGAGCAAAAGACCCGCAAGAATATGCAAATTCATTAGGAAGATTACTTTGATAGAAATAAAACCACCTGAGTATTTTTGGAAAATTGCAAAAGATTATATAGTAAAACAAAGTAAATTTTTAGATGTGAGTGAGCCTAAATATTATTTAGATAAAGAATTAGCATATAAATATATAAAATTTGCTTCTTTAATGAAATTGCCAGCGGGAGAGTTTGGAGGTATAACATTTCAGTTTATGGACTTTCAAATAAAATTAATTATTGATGTATTTGCAACAAAGCACAGACAAGGAGAATTTAAAGGACTAAGGAGATATCAAAGAGTCTTATTATTTATGAGTAAAAAAGGTGGTAAATCCACTTTTGGAGCGTTATTAACTATCTTATATTTTTTTTTAGATGATGAAAAAGCGAAAGAATGCTATTCAATGGCTAGTGATTTGGAACAAGCTAAAATACTTCATAAAGCTTTCACTACAATGATAAAACAAACCCCAGAACTTCAAGAAATGGTTAAAACTACAATTCAACCTCCTAGAGTATCAAAATATAATGGTGCTTTTATAGATGAGTATATAGCATTGTCAAGTACAGCAGACAGTAAAGATGGATTAAATGTATCTTTAGCCTTAATAGATGAGCCACATAGCTACGCAAATAAGAATTTATATCAAATCATCACAGATGGACAAGCTGGTAGAAATAATCCTTTAGAGATTATAATGAGTACAGCTGGTTACAATCTTCAAGGTTTTTTTTATAAAGATATTTATCTATATGCTAAAAAAATACAGCAAGGAATAATTAAAGATGAAAGTTTTTATTCTGTTTTATTTGAGCCTAGTGAAGAAGATTTAGAAGACCCTGATTTTTGGAAAAACGAAGAAGTATGGAAAAAGGCAAATCCAGGATATCCTCTTTCTCCAACATCTTCATATATGAGAAACAAAGTTTTACAAGCAGAACAAAGTGAGCAATCAAGAATATCGTTTTTAACAAAGCACTTGAGCGTTTGGTGTGATAAAGCAGATGTTTGGATTAAAAATAGTGTTTGGAACAATAACCAACAAAAAATAGGATTCAATAAACTAAAACAACTTAAAAATAGAAAATGTTATGGTGGACTTGACTTATCATCTTGTACAGATATTACCGCATTAGTTCTTATTTTTGATGATGGAAATAGTGGTTTTGATGTAATTCCTTACTTTTGGATACCTAAAGATAATATGATTGAAAGAGTCCGAAGAGATAAAGTACCTTATTTTGACTGGGTAAAAAAAGGATTAATCAAAACTACTGAGGGAAATGTAGTTGATTATGCTTTTATTGAGAAACACATTAAGAGATTGTGTAATTTCTTTAATGTAAAAATGATAGCCTATGATAGATGGAACAGTTCAGACTTGGTTAGAAGATTAACAGAAGATGAAGTTACTGAAATGATACAGTTTGGGCAAGGTTATGCTTCAATGTCCGCCCCAACAAAACAAATAGAAGTTTTAGCACTTCAAGGAAAACTAAATCATGACAAAAATGAAGTTTTAAATTGGATGTGTTCAAATGTAGTGTTAAGGCGTGATCCATCAGATAATATCAAAATAGACAAAGATAAGTCTATTGACAAGGTCGATGGAATGGTAGCCATAGCTATGGCACTAGGAATTGCAATAAAAGACATCGAAGAAAAAGAAGAAGAAAGCATTTATAATACTAGGGGATTATTGGAGTTATAAGCCACTATGAAGTGGCTTTATTTAATATAGAAAAATCTAATCCATTTTTTATAAATTCATTCCCTAATGTTCTATTTGCTCCACATCCAAATTTTGTATATATAATTTGTAATTGTTCATATGTAAAATCTATTTTAAACCATCTATTAAGTCTATTCCAAATATATTTACATTCTTTAGAGTTCTTTTTAAAATGATTTGAAGCACAATAAAAAGAACAATAAGAAAGAATCTTATAATTAAAATCATAATTATCGGAAATATCATCTAATCTAAAATAGATATTCCATTTTTTATGCAATATAAGTTCGTTTTCTTTATATATAAAAGATGTATCAAATATGTCATATACTTTTTCTATAAGCTCATCTTTAGATATATTATATAAATCATTCATTATTGTTCCTTTTTTTCTTAACTATACAACCAACAAAACCAAAAGTCAAATATTCTAAACAAATATCAAAATAAATTTACTTTAATGTTTCATAAATACACAACTAAGTTTAAATTAATCTTTAAATAGCTAAAATTTCAGTAAGTCCAATCAAATGGCAACATACAACACATCTGTAATTATGATGTAAAGGTACTAAATGACAAAAGCAATTAAAGACATTCTTTATTTTTATACTATTGTTTTAATATGCTTACTAATTTCTAGCTATGGAATTTATTTAATTAATTCTATTGTTGGAATTTACTCAATAGGTGCAATCCTTTTTATAATCCCGATTTTAACAATTTCAACTTTAATCTATCAACTTAAAAAGGCTATTAAATGAGTTTTTTTGATGGATTAACTATTAAAGCAGAATTAAAAGAAACTGAAAGTGCAAATGACAGTTTTTTAAATCCATCAAATAAAATTACAATAACTAATGCTCAAAAAATAGCGGTTGTTTACTCTTGTGTAAGAATCAAGATGAACGCACTATCTGTAATCCCCTTAAAACTTTACAAAAACAATGGAGTAGATAAATCTGAATTTGTAGATAATCTTTTATATAATATTTTAAGATACGAACCAAATAAAGATTTAACTTCATCAACTTATAAAAAAATCATATCTCAAGATTTAGACTTAAGAGGTAATCACTACTCTCAAATAGTTAGAAATGGATTATGGCAAATAGTAGCCTTATATCCTTTAAGAGCTGATAATATGACTGTAATGTGGGATATTCAATCTCCTAATAAAAAAGTTTATACTTATAATGGTGTAGGAATTAGAGAAGATAGAATACTTCATGTTTACGATATTCCCGACAAAGAAAACTTAATCGGATTAAGTCCTATTGAATACGCTAAAAACTCTTTAGAATTTGCAAACAATACAGCTCAACATGGAAATATGCTATTTAAAAATGGTGCAATGCCTACGGGTATATTCAGAAATGAAAAAGCACTAACAGCAGAATCACACGCAAGATTAAAAGAACAGCTAGGCAAAAATTATACTGGTCTTAGAAATGTTGGAAAACCAATGTTATTAGATGATGGTTTAGACTTTAAAGAATTATCAATCAAAAATAGTGATGCTGAATGGTTAGCAAGTAGAAAATTTAATAGAGAAGAAATAGCCTCAATCTTTGGTGTTCCAGTTGCTATGTTAAATGATTCAGAGAACACAAGCTATGGAAATTTAGAACAGAAATATTTAGAGTTTAAAGATAATACTATTTTCCCACTTACTACAAATATTGAAGAAAGATTTAGACAAAAATTACTAACTCCTGAAGAAAAGAAAACTTTATCAATTAAATTTGAATATAACAATTTAATGAGAGTAGATGCAAAAACAAGAATGGAATATTTTAAAGGTAGATTTGAAACAGCTTCAATATCTCCAAATGAAATAAGAAGATTTGAAAATGAAAATGGATTTGATGGTGGAGATGAATATTACTATCAAAGTAATAATTTAACTCCAGTTGGTCAAGTACCTGATAACAAAGGAATCGTATGATTAGAATTAGCGGTGTAATTGGTGGGTGGGAAGTTGACCCCGAAGAAGTAGTATATGAAATTTCCAACTCAATAGGAAGACTAGATGTTGAGATTGATTCAGTTGGTGGTAGTGTTATCGGTGGAATTAAAATAGCTAATGCAATAAGAGACTATATTGCAAAAGGTAATGAAGTTCATATTGTGGGTGGTGCGGTTGTTGCTTCAATTGCTACATATATTGCTATGCAAGGAACATCATTCACAGTTAGAGATAATACTACATTTATGATTCATAATGCGTGGTTGCCAGTTATAGGAGATTATAACTCATTAAGAAAAGCAGCTGATTTATCAGAGGGATTATCTTCAATATTAGCGAAAGATTATTCTAAAAAATCAAAAATTGATGAAAAAGAAATCAAAGCTTTAATGAGTGAAGAATCATATTATTATGGTATGGAAATCAAAGAGAAAGGATTTGCCGATGAGATGAAAGATACACAAACAGACTTAGATAAAAATGCAGCAATGGCATTAACTATTGAAACATTAAAAGCGTGTAATAACGCAATTATTGCAAATGAAAATGTATCTTTTGAAATGGTAGCTCAAATGTTACCATCTAAAGATGAGGTAATTCCAATTGAGGTGGTTGAAAATCAAATAGTAGAAATTGAAGAAGTTCAAAACTCTATTGCTGATTTAACAGCTAAACAAAAAAGAGAAAGAACTCTTAACTTACTAAAAAGGAAATAAATATGTTTACAATTGAAGACTTAGAAAACTTATATAAGGCAAGAGCTGAAACTCTTAAACTTATGACTGATTTAAATGCTAAAGATTCTTTAGATGAAGCGGAAACAGCTACATTCGAACAATTACAAGCAAAATATGATAAAGCAGATAGAGATATTGAGATAGGTAAAGCTACTCTTAAATTATCAAATGAAACTGATGCTGTTTTAGGTGCAAATGCTGCTGGAATTTCAGATGAAGCGATGGCTTATGCTAAAGATTTCATGACTTACTTTAAAGGTGAAATGTCATTACAAGATGCAAAAGCTGCTATGTCTGTTGGTGTTGCTGCTGATGGTGGATATACTGTTCCTGAAACATTCCAAAATACTGTTTTAATGAAACTTTATACTTTCTCTAAAACAAGAAACATTTCAAGTTCAATTAGAACTACAAGTTTAACAAAAATTCCAGTTGAGGGAGATACTCCTACTTTTGGTTGGGTTGAAGAATTAGCAGCATATCCAAAATCTAATCCTACATTTGGACAAACTTCTATTAGTGCATACAAAATGGGTGGAATTATTCAAATTTCAGAAGAGTTATTATCTGATTCAGCTATCAATATTGAGGCTTATATCGCCTTAAAAATTGCAAAAGCTATGGATAAATTAGAATCTACTGCATTCACAACTGGAAACGGAGTAAATAAACCTACTGGATATTTGACTGGATTAGCTGCTGGTGCAAATTCAACTACTGCTGCTGTTGCTGCTGTAACTTCTGATGAGTTATATAAAATCTTTTGGGATTTAAAAGAAGAGTATAGAGCTAATTCTACATGGAGAATGAATGACTTAACTTTAAAAGCTATTAGTGCCTTAAAAGATGGTCAAGGAAATTATATTTTCCCTACATTAAGAGATGGTTCTGTTCCTACATTATTTGGAAGACCAATTGTAACTGATTCAAATATGGCTGTTATGGGTGCTGGTAATACTTTTATTTGTGTTGGTGACTTCTCATATTATCAAGTTGCAGATAGAGGTGTTATGTCTATTCAAAGACTTAATGAGTTATATGCCGAAAATGGAATGGTTGGTTACAAAGTAACTGCTAGAGTTGATGCAAAAAGACTACTTGATGAAGCATTTAATATCGCTAAAAATGCAGCTGCGTAATTAAATGGCTAAGTCATATACTCTAATTGCTAAAACTCATTTTAGCGGTGTAGGTATTGATATAAATATCGGAGATGAGATTAAAAATCTTACTCCGATACAAGTAGAAAGATACCTTTTAGATGATAGTGCTTCATTTAAAACTAAAAAAGAGTTAGAGTCTTATTTGGTTGAACTTGAAGAGTCAAAAAGAGAACAATCTGAAAATGAAGCAAAAGCAAAAGCTATTTTAGAACATGAAACAATTAAGAATGATTTAATTGCAATGTATGAAAATGTAGTTAAAAAAGAAGCTGAATTGTTAGGTTTAGTTTATGAAGAAAATGAAATCTTATCAAAAGTTGAAGAGCTTTTATTAAGAGTAGAAACAAAAAAAGATGAAGATTTAGAAGGTAAATAATGAATTTAATTCAAACAGTAGCACCATTATCAGAGCCATTAAGTTTAGAAGATGCAAAAACTTTTATGCACATATTAGAAGATGACGAAGATACACTAATTGAGTCATTTATAAGTGGTGCAAGAGAATACGCAGAAAATTACACTAATAGACAACTAGAAGTGGCTACTTTTGAATTAACAAATGAAATTATTTATTGTGGTTTTGCACTTCCTAAAAATCCAGTTCAAAGTGTTACAAAAATTGAATATATGGACTTAAACGGAACATATCAGATTATGCCTAATACTGATTATTATGTTTATGTTGATAATGGAATTTCAAAACTACACATTAATAAAATGCCTAGTTATAAATGCGATAAAAGAGCGTTTAAAATTACTTTTGTTAGTGGTTATGATGTTGTTCCATCTTCAATAATATCTTATATAAAAATGGCTGTTTCTACTATGTACGAAAACAGAGAATCTTATGTAATTGGTGTTAGCGTTGATAAAAGTGCTAATCCTTTACTAGATAAAATGCTTAATATATATAGGATTCAACCAATATGAGAGCTGGAATTTTAAGAAATAAAGCAGAAATTCAACATCTTGGAAGTACACAAAATGACTTTGGAGAAATCGAACAAGGTCAGTTTACAAAGTTTAAAGATGTTTGGTGTTCAATCAATCCTATTAGTGGAAAAGAAAGCTTTTTATCTAATACAGATTTTGCAAAAACTACACATAAAATAAAAATTAGATACACAGAGGGATTAAATGCTTCAATGCGTTTAGTTTGGAAAGGTCGAGTTTTTAATTTTATTAATGGTGGTCGTAACTTTATGGAATTAAACAAAGAGATTGAAATTTTAGCAGAAGAGGTTGTTAATGGCTAATTCTATAAGTGCAACTTTTGATACAAAAGCATTATTGAAAACTTTAAATACTTTACCTCAAAACATTCAAAAAAATGTAATGACTGGAGCAATTAGAGCTGGTGCAAATGTGGTAAGAGATGAAGCAAGAAGAAGAGTACCAAAAAAAACTGGAACATTAGCTAAATCTATTATATCTATGCAACGAAAAGCAAAACAAGGTGAAATTAAATTTTCAGTAACTCCATCAAAAGGTGGTAAAAATAGCGGTTGGTATGCACAATTCATAGAATTCGGTACTTCAAAAATGAGTGCTAAACCATTTTTAAGACCAGCCTTTGAACAATCAAATAATGAGAGTCTTGAAGCTAGTAAAAAATATATAGCTGAAAGAATTCCAAAAGAACTGGCAAAGGCTAAACAATGACGGAAAGTGAAGTATATCTATTATTAAAAAATACTGCAACTATAAAAGCTTTGATAAATGAGAGGGTTTATCCTCTTGTGGCTCCACAAAATGTACCTAAACCATATATTACTTATAGAGTAATAACTGGACTTAAACTACAATGTATGGGGGGTCAAATTTATCAAGGCGATTATAGAATGCAAATAGATTGTTTTAGTCTTACATATTCAAATGTTAAGGCTATGAGTGAAGCGGTTAAAAATGCGTTAGTAGGATTTATGGATTCAAATAATATCAGTATTATGGACGATTATGAAGACGAAACAGCACTTTTTAAACAAATAATAGATTTTAAAATCAAGGATTAATTATGCCAAACATAGTAGAAAGTCAAGGGACAAAAGCTTATTTAGTAGCTACATCAGTAGCAACAACAACAGCAGCAGAAATTACAACTGCAATTTCATCAGCAAAACAAATTAATTGTTTATTAGATTTAGGTGATATTTCTTTAGGCTCAAGAAGTGCAACAGAATACACTTGTATGTCAAGTGACTCAGCTTATAAAAGTTTAGGGGCAATATCTTTAGCAAATATTACACCTCAATTATTATTTGACCCGTCAGATACAGCAGGACAAGATGATTTAAGAGATATGTGGGACAACAATACTAGAAGAAAGTTAATTATCGTTCTAAACGACCAAATTACTCCAACAACTGGTAATCCAACATCAATAACTTTTGAAGCTGCAATCAGTTCACCAACTATGGGAATAGCTAAAGATTCAGCAGTTATGTATAATCCTACTATTGAGATTTGCACAAAGCCAAATGTTATTTTAGCAGCTTAATTAAATGACGGGTTTGTAGTTATCCCGTCATTTTGTTTCACATGAAACATTTAAAAACTACAAAATAAAAACTACAAGGAAATAATATGGCAATCAGTAAAGAAGATTTATTAAAATTAGTAAATTTAAAACAAGAAGTTTTTAAAGTTCCATCATGGGGAAATAGTGAAGTTATTGTAAGAGAATTAACAATCGCAGAAGCTAGTATTTATCATCAAATGATTAAAGATAACAAATCATTAGAAGAAATTATTAAGTATGCTTGTAAGTGTACTATGGTATCGCCTGAAATGTTTACAGAAGAAGAAATAAAAAATCTTAATTCGACTGCTACATCAGGATTAAATGAAATTTTCTCAAATATTCAAGTAATTGGAAAAACAGAACAGCAAAAAGAAGATTTTTTTAATCAGCAACCTGAAACTTTAAAAACTTCTAAATCTGAATTAACAAAAGAAGAAGAAGAAAAAAAGTAAAAGAGGAACGAAAATTCCTCTTTAAACTAATTGGAGTAACTGGATTTAGAACAGTTACAGAACTTGAAAATTGCATGAGTTTGAGAGAGCTTTATGAGTGGTATGAATACTATTCAGAAGAGCCATTTTTTGCAGATAGATTTGAAAATCAACTAGCAACTATTTGTCTTATGATAAGTGGATTTGGAAAGTCTAAAGCTAAGCACGAAGATTTTATGATATGTAAAAGACCTAAACCTATACTTACACAAGAAGAAAAAAACAAACAATTAATTAATGCTTTTAAAGGCATATAAAAGGATTTATTTATGGCAAATACACTCGGAACTTTATTAATAGATGTAAAAGCTGACACGCAGCAACTAATACAAGGATTTAATAAAGCCGAAAGAGCCATAGATAAAACCACGAAGCAAATGTCATACGCAGTAAAAGGACTTATTGGTGCTTTTGTTGGATTAAATACCCTTGATATTGCTAAAAACTTCACTACTCAATTAGATAAAATTACAAGTGCAAATAATAAACTTAAATTAGTAACCAAAACAACAGAAGAATTTACAATAGCACAAAAAAGACTTTTTGAAGTTGCACAAATTACTAATCAAGGTTATAGTGAAACTGTAAGTTTATATTCAAAATTATCTGATTCAATGTTGAATATGGGTAAATCTCAAAGCGATATATTTAGAACAGTTGAAACAGTAAATAAAGCCATTGCGTTATCAGGTTCAAGTGCAGAAGAAGCGAGTGCAGCAGTTTTACAACTAGGCCAAGCTTTTGGAAGTGGATTATTACAAGGTGATGAACTTAAATCTATTAATGAAAATGCACAAGGATTGTCTAAAGCAATAGCAGAAGGAATGGGTGTTGTAGTTGGTGAACTTAAACAACTTGGAGCAGATGGAAAAATAACATCTGAAATATTAGCTAAAGCACTTGAAAAAGTTGCTGGTTCAGTTGATTCCAATTATAAAAAAATGGAAAAAACTATTGCCCAATCCTCTCAGAATATATCAAATTCAATTCAAAAAATAATTGGTGATTTTGATAAAATGTCAGGTGTTAGCAAAAGTGTAGCATCTGTTTTTAATGATATTTCTAAATACTTAGAATCTATTAATGGGGAAGATATACAAGCTATCGCAGATACAGCTGAAACAATTGGAAAAGTTGCTTTAAGTGCTGGAGCTTTAGCAGTAGGAGTAAAATCATATAATACAGCAGTTCAAATAGCAACAGCTTACAATGCTATATTTGCTGGAAGTTATGGAGCAGTAAATAGTGCAATAGTATTGGCAACAGCTTCACAAGTTGCATTCAATAAGGCGATGAAGTTATCAGCTTTAGGAATTGCAGTAACTGCTATTTATGGATTATCTGAAAGCTTTATTGAAGCAAAAAAAAGAAGTGATAATTTAAGTTTATCAGTTGAGGAATTAGCTAATAATTTTGATGCTTTAGAATTAAAAGCAAGACTAGTTGATGTCAATAAAGAACTTAAAAAAATGGATGAAAACATCAAAGGGTATAATGATACTCAAAAAATGATGTATCAAGGTGGATATGATTTAGCATATAAAGAAAAAATCCAACTTGAAAAAAGTATTGCATTAATTGATAAAAAAAATGAAGCTTTAAAAAGTGGAAATACTGGTGCTGACAATAAAAATTTAAAAACTCCACTATCTGATGATGTTAAAAATATAATTACTCCAATTGATGTTATAACTGAAAAATATGCGAAATTGTTTCAAAATTTAACAGAATCAGGAAAAGCAACAGCTGAAAATATGGCTTTAATTACTTCTAAAATGAATGAAGAAATAGCAAATCTTGATAAAGATGCAGTAGAAAAAAGAAAAAAAGCAGAAAGCGACAAAGAAAAAGCTGTAAAAGATGCACAAGATAGGATAAAAGATTTAACAAAAGAAGCTACTGAATTAGCTACAAGTGAAGTAGATAAAATAAATGCTAAATATATGGAAATGTACGAGGTTATAAAAAATACATTTAATCCTGAGCAATTAAACGCATTTAATGCAAGTTGGCAAGAATCAGTCGATAAAGCTAACGGAACACTTGATAAGCAAAAAGAAAAACAAGATTTAATTAATCAAGCTTTATCAGTTGCAACAAATGAAATAGATACTATAAATAATAAGTATTTAGAAATGTTTGAAGCCATAAAAGATAATCCGTTATTTGATGATGAAAAAATGATGGAGTTCTATAAAAAATGGCAAGATGAAATCGACAAAACAAAAGAAAAATTAGACTTTTCAAATACTATCGAATTAGATATTATCGGTGATGATAAATCAGTTCAAAGAATAACTAAGTCTTTTGATGAATTACAAAAAGCTACTAAAAAATATGAAGATAATCGTGCAAAAATAAAAAAAGGTTCAGAAGAAGAAGCACAAAACGAGGAAATGTTTAGAAAAGACCAAATAAATGGTTATATAAATATGACTGGTGCTATTGGTTCACTATATGAAACGGGAAGTAAAGAAGCTGCATCTTTTCAAGTTGCTCAAACATCACTCGCATTGGTTGAAGGTACAAGAGCAATTTTAACTGCTGGAACTGGAGACCCATATACTGCAATACCTAGAATGATAGCAATGGGTGCAATGGTATCTTCTCTATTAGGTAATATCGGTGTAGCTTTTGGAATGAATAAAAGTTCGACTTCTAGCGATGCTTTTTCTGCTCAAGTTGCAAATACTGGAACTGGTTCATCATTAGGAGATAGCAAAAAAGCAAGTGAGTCAATTACAAATGCTTTAAATACTTTAGAAGATTTTGCACAACCACAATTCCAAACTTTACAAAGTATGAACAATTATTTAAAAAATATTGCTACTTCAATAGGTGGAGTATCTTCAATATTAGTTCAAAATTCAGCTACTGCTCTGGGAACTAATTATAGTGGTGGTTTTAATACTGGATTTAAAAACAATATATCTTCAAATTCATTAATAAATTCAGTAGTCAATCCAATAGAACCTATTCTTTCGAAAATCCCAGTTATAGGTCAGATAAATGGATTGTTTGGGAATATAATCAATTCAGCACTTGGTGGAATATTTGGAAAAACATCAGTATCTCAAAGTTTAAAAGATTCTGGAATTACTTTTGCAGATGCTTATTTAAAAAATGCAATAACACAATTAGATGGAAGTGCGTATCAAACAATAGCTACAACCGTAAGTAAAAAGTCTTGGTTTAGCAGCTCAACAAGTACATCATTAAATACATCTTTTTTAGCATTGGATAAAAATGTAAATAATCAATTTTCTTTAGTATTGGCAAATTTATATAATACAGTTCAAGAATCAGGAAAGGCACTAGATTTATCATCGGCAAATTTAAATAATAGTTTAAATAATTTTGTTGTTTCTATTGGAAAATTATCATTAAAAGATAAAACCGGCGAACAAATACAAGAACTACTGACTAATATTTTTTCAAAAGTTGGAGATGATTTAGCAAGTGCAACAATTCCAAATTTAACTGGCTTTCAACAAGTAGGCGAGGGATTATTTGAAACTCTTACAAGAGTTGCGACTGGAATGGAAGAGTCAAAGTTTTATATTGATAGATTAGGCACAAGCACAGTTAAATATACAGATATTATCAACAAACAAGGTACAGTAGGATTCGAAGCATTAGCTCAATCTATTATCAAAGCAGATGAAGCTACATACGGATTAAATAATGGTGTAGTTAAAATGATAGATAATCTTAATTTGACTACCGAGGAGCTTTACAATACATATTTAACTTTTGGAAATATTAGAGATATTCTTGAAGTCACTAATCAAAGTGCAAGTAATTTATCAAGTTCAATGATTTTAGGAGCTGGAAGCATATCAGCTTTAGAATCAGGTACAAAGTCATATATGGAAAACTTTTTATCCGACAATGAAAGATTAAATATTCAATTAGAAAATCTATCTGAAGAGTTTGTAAAAGCTGGTTATACTATGCCTAAAACTAGACAAGGATTTATTGATTTAATTAAAAGCATAGATACATCAACAGAAGTTGGTGCTAAGGCATATGGAAGATTAATAGGTATAAGCGATAGCTATAACACGACAATTGGCGAAATAGAAGATAATTTATCATCTTTAATTAATACTTTTTCAAGCTTGGGTGATTCAGTAGCTCAAACAATAGCAACTTTAGCTGGTTCAACTTCTGATTCTCAAAGTGCAACATCTCAAATAAAATCTTTTTGGGAGAAAAGAAAAGAAATAGATAATTTATTAGCTTTAAATGGTAATTTAACGCAAGACCAACAAAGCAAATTAAGTAAATTAGTTGGAGAAGTTAATAGTTTAGCAACAAATATACAAGGAAATAGTGCATCAAGTTCTGGGATTACAAATGAATTAATAAGCAACCTTGCTGGCTTACAAAATAGCTTAAATCTTGAAAATCAGATACTTAGTGTTAATATTGTAGGAGTTGCTTCAAATGTTTCTTTAATAGAAAATATAGCTGGAATAAGTGCAACCGTTCCGAGTTTGGTAAATAATACGAGTAATTATGTAACATCTTCTGAATTATCAACAGAAATTAAAGATATTTTAACTACAATTAAGAATAATTTATCTACATATCCACAAAAAACATACGAGATGTTAGATGATGTAATTAATGGAAGTCAAAGAGTAAAGGTGCAAACAAATTGATAGTTTTTGAAAGCAAAAAAATAAATACAACTTTTAATAGTATTCCTCTTGAAAATATAAGTGCTTTTAATAAAAATAGTGCTTATATTAAAGGTCAATTAGTTATCTACTCTAATAATGTTTATGAAGCATTAACTGACATCACACCGACAGTTCAATTTATTTGGAATAGTACCGATGTATCTAACAAATTTGGATATGATTTATACAACGATATTAAAATACCAGACCCAACGAATGTATATTGTACAACTAGCACGATAGTATGGTCAATTAGAAATAAAAAATATTATCAAGCAAAAGTGAACGGATATGTAAATTTTACAACTCAAGACCCATTAGCCCCAGCAGATTTTAATGATTTAGGTGCAACTCCAACTCCATTATACAGAGCTGAATTAAATTATCCTGATGGTAAAAAAAATACTCTTTTTTGGGAATACAAATACGGAACAAATAGAAATATAATGTTTGATGAAGTTATAAATAAGAGAAGTATAAACAATAGATATTTTACAACTACTGGAACTACTACATTTTCAAATACTGGAACAATAACTTTATCAAGTGCATTATCTTCAAATATTTATGTAGGCGATAAAATAAAAATAGTTGGAACAGCTTTAAATGATGGAGTCTATAAAATAGATTTAATTTCAGTCGATAGATTAACAATTACACTTGACAGATTAACAGTATCTGAAACAGTTATATCTGTAGTTGCTTTATATACCCAAACTTATATTAAATGGGCTGATTTTGGAATTGATAAAGTTGCAATATTTAACATAGTTTGTGAAGACATAGAACTAATAGTAACTGCTGGTGGGTTTACAAATACATACACTATCGATACGACGGAGAATACTGATTGGATAAATACATTTCAATTATTTTGCTTTAATGAACCATCTATGAAATTATCACATATTATCACTATTCCAGCTAATTTTAATCAAGAGTTTGAATTAACTTTTTTGGGTAATTCTCAAGAAGTAGGAGAGATAATTCAAGGTCCATCTATTTATCTTGGAAAAGTTGAAGATAGTGTAACTATCGATGGGAAAAATTATAATCCATTGGTTGAGGCAGAGAATGGAGACATATATTTACAAGATGAAACAAGTCCTATAAATACTCTTGACGGTAAAAGGTTAGGATTAGTTTATCCATCGGAACAAACAAGTTATTATAAGGATTTGATGAAAACATTGATGAGTAAAAGACTTGTAATTGCTGGTGATAGTGACGATAAAGAAGATTTGCCATTCCTTTTATCGTGGTGTTTTATTAGAAGCTATGGCTTTAATGCAGTAGTTAATGATGAATTAAACAAATACAATTTAGAAATAAGGGAGCTTTTATAATGGCAATACCATTAATTACAAATTGGAGTGTTACTCCACAAAACGGACAAGTAGGCTATTTTACTTTAATGAATACTTGGTTATTTGAAAGTACAAATGTAATATCTAGTGCAAATACTTCAATTACAAAAATGAATGAAGCAATAGAATATGTAAATAATATTGCTTTAAATGCAATTAATGTTATTACTTTTGATAATATAGCACAGCTAAAGCTTAATTCAGATATGGGAAGAGTTGATGTATTAGGCTACTACACAAAAGGTGATGGTGGAGGCGGAACTTTTTACTGGGACTCAACTTCAACTGAAACAGATAATGGCGGTACTATTATTCAAGCAACTGGCGTAACTACTGGAAGATGGAAGAGGTTATATGGAAGTATACTAGATTATAAATTTTTTAACCCTGATAATCAAAATATTATAATTGGTAATAATGACAATGAAATTAGGTCTAGTGATTCCGTAGTGGCAGTTACTAGAAATGTAGATGATTCAGATACTGGAAATGCACATTGTTATTCAGATAGTGCAAATATAACAAGAAGTGGAAATATTGCATACAATAGTTATGATTGCAGAATAACGGTTAATGGCTCAAACAACTATAATCATTTTGCTCCATTTCAAAATGGACTAGAATATAACTCTACTGGTACATTATCTATACTATATGGATATGTAGATGTACCAACAATAAAACAAGGTACTATAACTAATAGATATGGTAGCTATCTAGCCGATATTGCAAAAGAGGGTGGTACAGTAGTAAACAACTATGGTCTGTTTATTCCTGAGTTAGTAAACGGAACAAATAACTATGCAGTTTATGCACAAGGAAACACTCCATCGAGATTCGGAGGCGAGGTTACTGTTAAAGCAATTTCACAAGCTAGTGGCGAATCGGGAACTAATATATTTAACGGTGCTGTTAGCTGTGGCGGAGTTTCTTATACTGGTTCATTGGCTGGAAATGGTAGTATTTCAAAAAGTACAGCAGCCGGATTATTAAGTAGAGCTATAACTGGAACAACATACGATTATTCGGTTATGAATAATGGAAGTACACTTTATGCATTAGCAATGCCTACTGGTACAAATGAATTAAGAGTATTTAGTACATTCTCTGCTAACACAGATAATAATGTAACTCTAGGAGCAGCTGCAAGAAGATGGTCTACTGTATATGCTGGAACTGGAACAATCAATACATCTGATGATAGATTAAAAACTTATTTAGACATTGACGAAAAAGAAACTTTAATTGCTAAAGAATTAAAATCTTTAATGAAGAAATTTAAATTCAATGACTCTATTGAAGAGAAAGGTTTTGATAAAGCAAGAATACATTTTGGTACATCAGCTCAATCTGTAAAAGAAGTGTTTGAAAAATATGGATTAAATGCTTTTGATTATGCATTGCTTTGCTATGATGAGTGGGAAGATGAGTATGAAACTAAAGTAATTAAAGAAGCTGTAATAGACGAAGAATGCAATACAATAGAAACTATGGAAGTAGAAAAAGTACTAGTTCAAAAAGCTGGTAATAGATATGGAATTAGATATGATGAACTACTTTGTTTTATCATAAGTGCATTATAGGAATATTAATGGCTGATATAGATAATTTAAAAAATGATATAGACAAGTTAGCTGATACACTAAGAAAATCAGAAAAAGATATTTATAATAAAATAGATGGTACAAATTTAACAGTTAGTGAATTAAACACTTCTGTTAAATTAATTATTGACAAACTAAGCACATTTATTGAAACATTTAAAAATCACGACAATAATGAAATGCAAAAATATGACGATATTCTTAAAATGTTTGAAAAATCACAATCAGAAACTAAAAAATTAGAAGAAAAGATTAGTGAAAAATATATAACAAAAGATGAAATGAAGATATTTCAAACTCAACTAGAACAAAATAATAAAGCTATTAAACAAGGTTTTAAATTTTTCTATATTGGTTCTGGAATTATATTAGCTATTGTAACATTTGGTGGTTTAATTATGTGGATATTAAACTTAATTAGTAAATTACAATCATTAGGAGTAAATTAATGAGTATATTATCTGATATTCCATTTATAGGAAAGCTAATAGATGACTACGGAGAAAAATTAGTAGTCAAAGGTATTGAAAAACTAACTGGGGTAGATTTATCTAAAGAAGAATTAACAAATGAAGATAAACAAAAGATTTTAGATAGTCAAATTGAGATTATGAAAATTGATTTTGAAAAGATAAAATTAGAAACAGAATCTCAAATTACAAATAAAAGACTTGATTATGAAAATGAACAAAATCAAGAAAATAATATTAGTCAAAGATGGGATAGCGACAATAAAGGTGATAGTAGATTTGCTAAACTATTAAGACCAGTATTAACTGCATATTTAATCGTTGTAGTTACTATTTTAGCAATCATTGATGGTAATGTTGGAAGTTTCACAATTAAAGAAGTTTGGGTTGAATTATTTACTATTTTATGTTTAACTGCAGTAAATGGATATTTTGTATTAAGAACTTATGAAAAAAGAACTGGAACATCAGTTTGGAAAAAATAAAAAAAGGATAAATAAATGACTACAAAAGCATTAGAATTAATAAAAGCAGTTGAATTTTCAAATGATAATAAAAAACTATTACATAAAAATCCAACAGAAAATGGGCTTACATACTTTGGAATATATGAAAAAGCTCACCCTAATTGGAGTGGATGGAAAACAATAAAAGCTTATTTAGAATTAGAGCCTGATTTAGAAAAATGTAGTGTAATTTTATCAAATGTTTCAGATTTAAACATAAAAGTAGAAGAGTTTATTAAAAAACAGTTTTGGGACAAAATGAAACTCGATTTAGTTACTAGCGAACATAAACAATTAGAGCTTTTATGTTTTACTTACAATGTAAATATAAAACCAGCTATTAAAGTGTTGCAAGAAACATTAGGTATAACAATAGATGGAATCATAGGACAACAAACAATTAATGCTTTAAATGCCTTTGATGAGTCTTTATTTGATAAGTTATTTGACCTAGAAGAAAAAGAATACTACAACGAACTTATAGAAGATAAAGAAAGATTTAAAATCTATAAGAACGGATGGCATTCAAGGGCAGATTATATTTAAGGCTATTAACTAAATCTTAATAGCCTTAAATCATAATCTTTTAATACCTCAGTAACTTTTAAAAGCTCTTTAGCATTTAAGTTACTGATATTAAATTTTATTTTGTTGTTAATTACTAAATATGCCATTTTATAATCCTTTGTTTTTAAACTTTTGTCTGTCTTTATAGTTGCTAATATAAATATCATGTTCATTTCTATAATTTCCTAAAAAGATAGAGTTTTTAAAAACATTATTTTTATTTTGATACCCAAATGAAAACCAATATCTGGTAATAATTAACTTACAATTACTCATATAAATACCACTTGTACAAGCCATGTCAAATTTTTTATTTGGCATATAAATTGTCTTATTAACCAATCTTTTTTTAAGCGATAAATATTTTTCCAACTCCCCACATTTCAACCAAACATCAAGTTTTTTCTTTTTAATGTTTTTTCTTTTTGCTTTCATTTTACTCTTCTTTCTATTTCTTCTTTAATAAGTGCAATACATAGCCATATTATACTTATTAACATAATAAATTTATTACATTGAATAATAGATACAGCAGCTAATATTATACTCATTATTAATATAATAAACGATGTTTTCATTTAATTAATCCTAATTTGTTTTCTTGAATAGTATCTATGATTTTAAGATTGAAACAATTATGTGGAGCATAACACATTGATTTTCCTTTTTGAGTATTTAGCATTATTATTTCATAAGATAAATACTCTTTATTAAAAGCAAAGTATCCAATAATGTTATGCCTATCTTGACCCCATTCAAACTCAACAATAGAACTATTAGCATAAATACTTTTTCCATTTATGTCTTTTATTCCAATATCTTTTACTAACTCCCCTTTTTCAAAAGGTACTACGGTATCAATGCAAAAATATAAACCTAATTCAAAATCAATTTTTAATAATTTTCTGAAAACTCTATATCTTTTGTCCCAAACTATAAACTCATTCATTTAAAATCCTTTAATTACAGTAGCAACAAGACCAGTAATCACAAACACGGAAATAGTTAATCCAATAATCAACTTATTTTCAGTCTTATTTTTTTTCTTAATTTCTTCAATACACCAATCATAATAATCATTTTTTTCTTTAGTTACATCAGCTAACTTTTTAAATACTAGTTGCTTTTCTTCAACTTCCAAATTAACTCTATTTACTAAAGATTGATTTGCTTTTTGTTCACCATCTAAAACATTTAAAAGTCTTTCAATTTCATCGATCTGTAAGCAAACAGTATTATTAGCTATGTTTAGCCTATTTTGTAAGTTATTTTTTTGACTTCTTAGTTTTGAATAATTGTTTTTAGTTTTCATTTGTTTCTCTTAATAATTCTACTGGTTCATCTTTCCATGTTATCTTTATGTTTATTAGTTTTTTTATTGAACCTTTTGGTAGTTTTACATATCCATCTGACACTGTAAAGCTTGGATACCACTTTCTATTTTCTGCTCTTGTTGGAATTACATCGTATATAAATTCATCACCATTTTTGTCTACTGCTACCCATGCCATTATATCCCCTTTAATCTTTTTCTATCCACATAATAAACCAAAATCAAACTAATGTCAAGTAATCCAACTTAAAAAACAAAATAAATTTTAATAATGTTACTATACTACTCAAAAATAATAAATTACAAAATTTAGTAAAATATCACTTTACATTTTAGATTTAATGTATTATAATACTCTTGTTGTAAAGTTTTCTCAAATTTTCTTTATAACACGGTTACTTTTAGGTATTGTAACATTCATTTTTCGTTTAAACCTCCTTTCTTAGTATCGGATAGAATTGCAACTATCCGATATTTACCGCAAATATTTTTATAGTGTATTTAGTAGTTCTATGTGAAAAATATTTCTACACAAACGAATACACTTCAGAAATATTATTTTACTAAAACATCTAGCAAGGCTTAGCCAATGCCTGATATATTCAGCAAGGTTTTATCTTTCAGATAAAGCTTTGCTAGGTGGTTTACAAATTGATTAGATGAATATATCGAAATTGGCACTTCTTTATTCCCCTAATCTACAAAATATTTTATTCCATACTTTTTGAAAGACGCCATATTAAATGAATAATACAGGTATTTTATATTTGTTTTGTACAAAATCAGCAGTAAAAATAGGAGTTACAACTTTTTCTGTATATGAAAGATTGAAAACTATAAATACTTCTGCTCAAAATAAAATAGGTTATATTTATACTATTCCACTACCCAATAGAAAAATAGCTTTTCAAGTGGAAACATTTGCTAAAGAATTATTTCACTCGAAAAAATTTAACAACGAATGGTTTAAAAAAGACAATGGCTTAATTTTAGAATTAAATGATTATTTATTTGAGAACTTTAATAAAAATTTGACTTACAGAAAGATTGACTATAAAGACGATTATAAATCTTTTAATGTTGGTTCTGAGGAAGAATTAAAGGTTATGCCTAAAACAAAAAGGGCATATGAAAAAAGTGATGAAGCTATTAAAAAAGAAGTTAATAGTATTTATAAAAAATACGGTTTATAGGAGTACAAAATGAGTCAAACTCAACAACAAAGAGTATTAAATTACTTAAAAGAAAACGGAAGTATTAATCCACTTGTTTCTCTAATGGAATTATCTGTATATAGATTATCAGATACTATTTACAAGCTAAGAGAAAATCACAACATAGAAACTAAAATGACTAAGACTACCAATAGATTTAGTGAGCTAGTTAGTTATGCAACTTATATTTATAAAGGTGAGAAATAATGATTGCTACAAGAAAACAACTTAAACAAAATATCAATCAAGATATTTGGATTCTACCAACTGGAAACAATAAGTCAAGAAGTAAAACAGATGAGGAGTCTTTGATATCTAAAAAATTAATTAATCTTAGTTCTGCTAATGCTATTTTTTTGAATGAAAAGATTAGGTTAGACAATCAATGGGATAAGCACAATTGTAGTGGAATTTTATTCATTACAAAACAAGATGCCCTTAACTATCTTTGGAGTCAAAAATTTTTATTTAAGTTAAGATACGAACAAAACTTAAGTAATTTGTCTTTTGAAGATTTAAAACAAATTGAATCAATTATAAATAATTCAAACGAGATTAAATAATGAAGTGGTTTAAACAAACTTATGATATAATTCATAAATTAATTTCTAGGGGCATTCTATGATATGTTGTTATTGCAAAGAAGAAAAAGATGTTAGTTTATTTTATAAAGATAAACATAGTAAAATAGGATATAAGCCAAGATGTAAACAATGTGATTCTTTATCATTAAATAAAGAAAATAGAGCAAATTATGAAAAAGAGTATAGAGAAAAAAATAAAGAAAAAAGAAAAAGTATAGTTAAAAAAAGTATGGAGTTAAATAAAGAACATCACAAGCAAAAAAGAAAAGAATATTTAAAAACAGAATCTGGACAATCATCATATAGAAAATATACGCAAAAAAGATATGCTTTAAAAAAATTAGCTTTTGTTGAAAATGTTAGTCCTCTCGAGCTATATAATGAACAAAATGGAATTTGCTATATTTGTAATCAAAATTTTGAATTTAAAAAAATGGAATTAGACCATGTTTTACCAATATCAAAAGGCGGTAAACATAAAAAAGATAATTGTAAAATGGCTTGTGTAAGATGCAATAGAAGAAAAGGTTCTAAATTACTAGAGGAGGTGTGTTATCAAATGGTTTAAGCATGACACAGATGCTTCAATAGATGCAAAACTTCAAGAATTATTACTTGATTATGGTGCAAGCGGTTATGGTTTATATTGGTATTGTGTAGAGTTAATTGCTCAAAACATTAGTGATGCAAATATTACTTTTGAATTAGAACATGATGCTAGAATAATAGCAAGAAATTTGAATTTAACAGTTCAAGAAACGAAAGATATGATGCAAAAAATGATTAAATTAGAACTATTTAGTATTACTAAAAATAATAAGTTAGCTTGTTATGCTTTAGCTAAAAGACTAGACCAAAGTATGACTTCAAATTCTAAATTTAGAAACTTAATCTCGCAGATAAAAGAACAAAATCATGACTCAATCATGATTAAATCAGTAGATAGTCATGATAAAGTCATGCAAGAAGAGAAGAGAAGAGAAGAGATAAGACAAGAAGAGAATAAATATATATATCCTTTTTCTGAAATAGTTAATTATCTAAATGTAAAAGCAAATACAAAATATAAATCTACTAGTAGTAAAACTAAAGATTTAATAAAAGCTAGATTTAATGATGGATTTAATTTTGAAGATTTTAAAATAGTAATTGATAAAAAAACTACTGAATGGTTAAAAGATAAAAAAATGAGTGCATACCTAAGACCTGAAACATTATTTAGTAATAAGTTCGAAGGATATTTAAATCAAGTAGTAGCTAAAAGTACTTTGGATTTAAGTGGAAAAACTTACGATACTAATCGTGATGATGAGGAATTTTAATGCAAGATATTAAACAGCTAATAACACCAATTACAAACGAACAAAAAGAACTTGATAGATTAGAAAAAGAAAAACAAGAAAATGAATTTAAAAGCACTAGAATAACTAACATTTTAGAGTTTGCAAATATTCCAAAGAGATATGAAAATGCAAAACCCGAACCAATAAATGATTATCAAGTCAAATTAGTTGATAAAATGAAAAATTGTTTTAGTAAAAAGCAAGTGAATGAAATGTCAGATTTATTAATCATTGGAAGTGTTGGAACTGGAAAAACTCATTTATCAATCGGACTTATTAATAATATCATACATAAAGCACTCATATACTGCCGATATGTGACAGAATTTGAATTATTGGAACTTTATACACAAAAAAAGTTTGACTCGTTTAATGGCTTTAAAAAGGTTGATATACTGGTATTAGATGAAATAGGAAAAAGAGAATTACAAGACTGGCAAAAAATACAATTAGAAGAGTTAATTAGTTACAGATACAATGAGCTACTTCCAACTATTTATATTTCTAATTTAGAAACAGATGAATTTAAGCAATTTTTAGGTGATAGGGTAACGGATAGATTAAAAGATAATAAAATTAGTAGAGTAACTTTAAATAGTGAAAGCTTAAGGGGTAAATTATGAAAAAAATAATACTACATTTATGTGCAGATATTGGAAGTGATAGCAGATATTTCCAATTGGATAATGAATTTGAAGTTATAAAAATTGGTAAAGATATTGGAGTAGAAAATTATCATCCACCTAAAAATGTATTTGGAATTATTGCTAATCCAGTATGTACTGAATTCTCAACAGTTGCAGGATTTAATAAAGTTGGCAATTTAGAAGGTGGAATGTTTTTAGTAAATCATTGTTTGAGAATAATTAAAGAATCTAGTCCTAAATTTTGGATATTAGAAAATCCAGCAAAAGGAAGATTAAAAGAGATTTTAGGGAAACCCAAATCAATATATCAACCTTGGCACTTTGGTAGCTCTTGGAGTAAACAAACAGCTTTATGGGGTAATTTTAATATGCCTGATAAAATTTATTATAAGTGGATAGATGTACCTAATAAATTGGATTTATGGAAAAGAAAAGATAGAGATAAGCCTTGTTTAGCATATTTACATAAAAATGATAAATTTAAAATGACTGAATATCAATGGGCTTGGGATAAAATTAATGATGATATGAGTTTAAGAAGTATGTGTAGCGATGGATTTGCTAAGGCTTTTTATGAAGCTAATAAGGATTCATAATGACACTATTAACGAACTGCATTTCTATTTCAGATTTAGCAGAAGTAAAAGGAAAAACAAAAAATACTTTTTATTCAAATGCAAACAAAAGACCATATATTAATAATTTAGGTTCATTTGCATATATGAATAAAGATAATTTAGCTGATGAAGATAAACCATACGGATTAAAATGTATTGATTTATCAAGTTATATTCCTTTTGTTCCTTTATGTAAAGAACTTGGATTAAGCGATTCTTATTTATTTGTAAATGAAAGACTTGGTAAAAAATACGATTGTATTAAGCTATCTAGCAATAGAGCTAGATTATTTAAATTATCAGATGAATTTATAAAACTTGTAAAACAAAATAAAGTTCCATTTGCAATTACAAAGCAAAACAAAGAAGATGAAAAACTTGCAGAAATAGTAATTTTTATGTAAGGAATTAAGATAGGATTTTATTAATGAAACTATGTAAAATATGCAACAAAGAAATAGCAGATACAAAAAGATGGATTTATTGTAGTGATGAATGTGTAACTGAAAATAAAAAAATAAAAAATAACATTTCTAAAGATATTGCAAAACAAAAACATCTTAAACAAAAAGAGAACTGGAATTATGTAGTAATAGAAATAGGAAAAATAAAGCATAATAGAAAAATACCTATCAATAAACTTGGATTTACAAATTCAGTAAGTACACATTTAAAATTATTACTTAGAGAATATAATTTGACAAGTAAAAAAGATATTAAGATTAAAAGAAATGATGGAGTAACCAAAAGCTATTCATTCGTAGTTATTACACCTAAAATGATTGAAACTATGTTTTATAAAAGATACGAGATATACAAGCAAAATTTTAGAATGGACTCACTAAAATCGGTTAAGACTTTGGAAAAAGTTTTTAATATTGTAAATGATTATAGGTAAGGTAAGAAAATGAAAAAAACAATAAATATAGAAGAGTTGCGAGATTTAGAATCAAGAACTTTTATAATTAATGCAGATATGGAAAAATGGAAAGTTATTATTGATAAAAAAATGCAATTTATAAGATTATCTTTTGCTTTCATAATACCAGATGATGTCATAAAAATAATGTCAAAATATTTAATTGAAAGTATAAAATATAATGGAGTTTATATATATACTTTTAGACAAAATGATATTGATAATAAAAAATTTTTAATTAAGTTTGAAATAAATACAAATAAAAAAGAAATAATGATAGTAAAATTAAAAAAAGATATAGACAAAAGTTATATAGTTAATAAAAATAAAAGTTTTTATTATGATAATAGTATGACTTTAGAATGTTTTATAAAAGAATCTATCGATAGAAAACAAATTATTAAAAAAGCTGCTATGCCAGTTAAAAATAGATGTATCAATAAAAAAGGATTAAGGATAGTTAATAAAGGTTTTAAAAGTGAATCTATGCAAACAATGTAACTCAGAAATAACTCATAATAGAAAAAGAAGATTATGTACTGATTGCTTAAAGCAAGAACAAAGAGAAGCTTATCATTTTAAAAAAGATGTATATAATACAACTAGAAAATTAAAGAAGAAACTATTAAAAAGAAAAGAAACTTATAGTGCAAATAGAAAATTAAAAAGAAGAGTAAATCCAGATAATAGAGTTTGCGTGATTTGCAAAGTAGAGTTTAAAACAAGCCACGCTATTAAATGCACTTGTAGCGATAAATGTAGTAGCATTCATCAAAAAAACTTAGCTAGACAAAATTATCATAATAAAAAAGTAACATTATGTAACACTAAATAAAAGTTTTTAATAAATTTTGTTTATTTTGTTGCTATGTTTTTGAAATGTTGTTATTATGGGATTAAGAAAAAAATTAAGGGGACAATGTGAGAAGTGAAATTATAAAAATAATGCCAATACCATATAGAAAAGACGAAGAAAAAATAAATGAAATAATTGATTATTGTAATATAAATAAGATAGTAACAAAAGATATTCCGAATGTTATTTTTAGTCCAGAGCATAAAGATTTTTTTAGAAATGCTTGTATGGCATCTTTACATTTAGGAATAAAAAGTATTACATTTCAAAATAATACTTTAATTATCGAGTAAAAAAGTAACAAAATAAAAGTAACAAAATAAAAGTTTTACTCAATCAATAATAGGGAAAACTTTACAAAATAGTTTAAATTTGCAATAATAAAATAAAAAGGAAGATTATGAGCGATAAAGCAAAAATAATATCAATTAAGTTTTTAATTGAAAGATATAAAAAAGAGGTTGAAGAATTAAAACATAATGAAATGTTTGATGAAGAATTGAGAGTGCAACTAGCTAAAGGGTTAGAGTTATATGTATTTGATTTAGAGCTAATAATGGACGCGAAATGAAAGAAGAATCTTTCTATGATGCCATTAAAGATTTGATTAAATAGTGGCTAAAAAAGTAAAAGTACAACAAATATATGATTGTAAAGATTGTATAAATTCAGTTTACTTAGATGAATTAAATTGTAAGTTAAAAATTATTGAAGAAAATAAAAAAGCTAAATCTTCAAAAGCTGATAAAGCTATTGATTGTATTTGGTACATAAAGAGGAATAAATGAAAAGAAAATTATAACTAAATCAATGCACTAAATGTAAAAGAACATACGATTTAAATGTAGTTAATGCAACTGTTGATACTTGTGGAAGTTGCAATGAAAAAAAGAGAGATAAGGTGAGGGAAAAAGATTCACTTAGAAAAGCATTAAATCGAAGTGATAATAATTTACCTTGTAGTAATATTGAAAAATTAGGAGAGTATTGTGAATAATGAAATAATAATACACAAAGACCAAACAAACATTGAAGATTATTTAAACGACTATGAAGACAAAAACAAATACAAATGTAAAACTTGTTTATTTGTTGGAGCTACTAAAAAACTAGATTATGTTTGTACTCATAGCTTAAGTCTAATGTATGAACTTGATGTGTTTAAGTGTGAGGGCTGTAATTTTTATAAAAAAGAGTCTTTGGAATATGAAAATGAAGATGGAGGATTATTTAATGAATAGAGAAAAATTAATAAATAAATTTGATAAAGATACTGGATATTTTATTAATACTCCAATTGAAGTTTTGCATTTAGCTAGATACAATTTTATATTATTAGTAGAAAATTTAGAATTGCTACAAAAAGAAAACATAAGACTAAAAAAACAATTATCAAAAGACCATCATATAGAATGTGGTTGTTCTTTTTGTAAGCCGATAGCTTGTAGTTATGTTGATAATAATTTTACATTTACAAGTTGTGAAGATTGTAAAAACAAAATAGATGGAACATATCAAGAAATATGTAGTAATTGTAAAAGATTTTACGGGTGTTATTTTGAAGCAAAAGAAGTGTAGGTACTGTAAAGATACTTTCACTCCGTTTAATTCATTACAGCCTTTCTGCTTTAAAACAGAGTGCATACAAGAACATAATAAAGTTACAAGAGAAAAGAAAGCTAGAAAAGTAAAAAAAGAGTTTAAAGAAAGTGATAAAAGTACACTTTTAAAATTAGCTCAAACAGTTGCAAATAAATATATTAGATTAAGAGATTTAAATAAACCTTGTATAAGCTGTGAACATATAGGAGAAAGACAAATACACGCTGGTCATTATAGACCAATGGGAAATAATCAACAATTAAGATTTTATACACTTAATATTTTCGCTCAATGCAGTATTTGCAATAACTATTTGTCTGGAAATTTGGCTAATTACAGAATTAATTTAATTAAAAAGTTAGGATTAGAAAAAATTGAAAAAATTGAAGCAAATCAAGAAAGAGGAAATTACACAGTTGAATACTTACAAAGATTAATTAAAGTATTTAGAAAGAAAACAAAATTATATGAAAGAAAATTTAGGAGCTAAAAATGGCTATTCAAGTATATTCCTTTGGAATTTTACAATATGAGTTTGATAGTGGAGATGTAAAACAAGATTTACAAGATGCAAAAGACTATATAAGTGGTTGTGGTTTAGGATGGTGTATTAAAGATAAATGTGAAGAAACAGATATGTGGAGCAAACAAGTTTTAGAAACTTATGACAAAAGTTCCAAAAAGTAACACTAAATAAAAGTTTTTTACAAATTTAAAGATAAATATTGCTTTTAGTTTAGAGTTGTTTTATAATGGGATATATCAAAAGAAAAGGGGATTGAATGGAATTTAAATGCGAAATGATTAGTTGCTCAAATACTAAAAGTAAAGGGTTTAAAAGTCTTTGGAAAGTAGATAATTTAATATTAGGGATAGGTAAAATGTTTATTTTTGAAAATTTTAGAAGTTCATTAATAGAAAATATAAGTTTTAAAAATGATTGCATTACTATTGATACTAAAAATACTACTTATGTATTTAAAGAGGTTAATTAAATGGATTGTGCAGTAGATAACGCATTAAGAAAAAGAGAAGAATCTTTAAAAGGTCAAGAGATTAGTTGGGATTCGTTAATTGAAAAAGTAGCAGATGATTTACAAGAGTTTGAAGACAAAGTAAAATTGTTTTTAAGTGAATCAGATTTATTTAATGGTTACGATTTTAAAGAATCAATGAGAGAAGTTTTGATTGACATAATCAAAGAAATTAAGTAAGGGGATGTGATGAAAGAACTATTAAAAGGCTTTAATAATGAAGAAGTTTTATTTTTTATTGATTATGTGGATAAATTAAAAAAAGCTAAAGTTTTAAATAAAAAAACTAATCAATGGGAAAATAAAAATGAATGGGCTTTAAAAAAACAAGATAATTGGTTTGCTGATTTATTTAAAAAGAATCAACA